CGTAGGTAGTCAGTATCTTTCTTCCACCAGATTGTACGTATCTGCCCAGTTCGTTATTGAAGGCAAGAATATCCTTTTCCGTATTGCCTGTGTTTTCAAAATATCTCTTCTTATCCCCCTGATACCGGTACAGGTGCAGGTTATCGGAGAGGTGCTGGGAATACTTGTTATAGAGCAGATGTTTTCTGGGACTGGCTAATATGACTTTTCTGCCTGATCTTAGATAAGCTTCAGTAGCTCCACATCCGCATATACGTTTGTTTAGAATGTAATGTTGTCCTTCCGGTAGCAGGGTATTCCATAAATTGTGCCAGTCTGAAAGGTATCTGATCCCATCGGGGACATTTAATGTAATTTTATGCATGTTTTTGTTTTAAGATGAATGGGGTAAGTCGGAGACAGAGGGTATACGATAGTAGAGAGTATGTAATACATAACCGGTAGGATAATGTAGATGTTATAAAATATACTACAAAAAATGTACTTCTATTATAAAATGTACACGATTTGCACACTTTTTTATAACACTTTTATCTCCTCATAGGAGTTATGTATATCATTACACTACATTCCTTTACTCTTTGCCTCCAGCTAACCCCGGTTATACAAAATTTATGGTTCATCTGTATTTTTATCGAAATCACCCTTAGTCTTTTGTGAGTGTATATTCAGGGTTACTCCGAAAGTACGTAACAGGTATTTCCTTAATCCCAAGTAAGCTTCAATCTTTGGATAATCCCTTTCACATATGCCCTTGAAATCTTTGAGAGACACATTAATGACCAAGCCTTCATATAGATCGTATCTCTCCTGTAATCTCTTGATATCCTCTTTGTATCTTTGGGGAATTCTCTGTGGAACTGTTTTTTCGATGACATCAGGACAATCCCTTACCTGACGGTCTAGTATAGAGCTATCGTTCTTACTTGACAATATTATATTTGTTTTCATACATATATCAAGCTTTCGGGGGATTTCAACAGCGAAACAGACTTTTTTGATAAGAGAATAGGGGAATGCTATTATTATAGCACTATTATTAAAATGGTAACTTTATGGTGTAATGACTCGTTTACAATGAAGGATAGGAAAGAAGTACTCTGCGTGTTCTTGATAATCGATATATTTATTATCAACTAGGTATTCTCTGTTAATAATGATAGATTAATTTTCCCCATACGAGTTACTTTAAAAATAATCCCCACCTGCATTGCTACAAGTGGGGAATTTGTGGGTAGGATATGCTTTAGTAATCAGAATCTCCTGTAAACGTATCCATGAGTTTATCCATCTGCTCGCCTATGCATTTGTCTATTAGCTTTGCATAGTGGGCAGTCATTCTTGTGTTAGTATGCCCCAACATTTTAGAAACGACTTCTAAAGATATGTTATTGGCTAAAGTAACGGTACTTGCAAACGTGTGCCTACTTGTGTGGAAGCAGATTCGCTTATTAATTCCACAAAGTATAGCTATATCCTTTAGATATTTGTTGATGTCCGCAGGGTCTTGAATAGGGAGTAGTTTCTCTCCACCCTTGTACTTATCCAATATCAATTTGGCGATAGGAAGTAGGGGGATTCTTGAAAGTATACCTGTTTTGATTCTACGCTTCTTAATCCATATTCTGCCTGCACTGTCTTTCTCAAAGTGTTCTGGTGCTAATGTTTTAATATCAATGTAGCTTAATCCGGTGAAACACCCAAAGAGAAAGAAATCTCTAGCTTTTTCAAAACGTGGGATAGGAGTATCAAAGTTGATAATTTTCCTCAATTCTTCTTCATCCAAGAAATCCACTTCTACGGGTTCGCGTTCTACTTTATAAGCGTTTACAGGATTGTAGGATATATAAGAGTTGGCGACAGCTAAATTTAGCAACTTCTTTAAGAACTTTAAATGCTTAGTGCAGGAGTTTTGCCCCATCTTCTTTTCACTTAATAGGAATGAGTGAAAACCTTGAATAAAACCAATGTTCAATTCTCTTAGATACAAATCCTCTCTGTTATATTTCTTTAGAATGAACTCTCTGAGTAATCTGCCTGTATATTCAAATATCCAATAAGTAGCAGGTGCAACAGTTTTACCTACCATTGCTTTACGCTCTGTGTTATGCTCTTCCAGTACACTTAATAGGCTTCTTTCTTTTAAACACTCTACTTTGTCAAAGTAAGCATCATATAAAAGTTGGGCTGTAATAATGAACCCTCTGTCTAATAATTCAGCTTCTTTCTCATATAACTTAGCTCTGACTGATTTAAGGTAGTTGTTGAGGCTTGTAGCTTCCTCATCTTTACCCTTTACTAATTGTCTGTTCTTATCCCAACTGGTAACTTTAATTTGTTTTCCTGTTGAGAATGAGCATCTTTCTCCATTGACTGTGATTGTAACCTCAATAGGAGTATTACCATTTTTTCTTGCTTTACTTTCTCTTATTGAGAAGAGAATTGAAAATGAACTTCTTTCCATGGTTTAATCAATTAAAATTAGACATTTGGAAGTTCTTTAAATATGCTATATCTATCTGTAATGTAGGTAGTTATCCTATGTTTTGCGACCACTTGTAAGAAAATAGAAAAATGGTCGCGAATAAGTCGCAAGATAATTGCCATTTTAGCTCAAATTTACCCTAAATCAACTCTTAATCGTGCAACCCATTTACGACCTAAAGAGTCAATTTCTTACAGTAATTTCAGCCAATTATTGCCAATATTCTTGATTGATTTAGAAAGGTCGAAGAAGAGGTAAATCAGCTGTTCAACCTACGAACATACTGAAAATAAAAATCCCCATAACCTTATCAGTTACAGGGATTTAATATGTTGTAATTGTTATAATTACTTGCTCAAAGCCTGAGCTACGTCAACAGCACAAGCTACTGTACAACCTACCATCGGGTTGTTACCAATTCCCAGGAATCCCATCATTTCTACGTGAGCAGGAACTGATGAAGAACCAGCGAACTGAGCGTCTGAGTGCATACGACCCATTGTATCTGTCATACCATAAGAAGCAGTGACACAGCATCCCTGTAATTTAATCAAATCAATCGTAAATGATTGTTTTACAGATAAATATTGAAATATTTTAAAGAACGCTCCAGATTATAAATCTCTCTGTTCTGAATAAATGGTCGTGAATAAGTCACAAACCTTATATATTTAGTAATGCTATTACTTCATTTCTTAGTTTTGGTAAATGATTAATAACCATACTCCAAAGTATATCTACTGATAGGCTGTCATAACCATGTATGATATAGTTTCTGGCATCAACAATTTTGTGCGAATTAGTTATGGCTATCTCTTTATCAACTTTTAGTATTTATTCATAGCTTCACCAATAATCTCTATGTTTCTTTTCGATGGCTCGCCTAAGACATAGGTTACTATAGAAGTCATCATAAATTTTAGGAGTATTGCCAAAGAAACTTTCTACTTCTTCAATAGCAGTTAGAATATCTTGCAAATGTTTCTTTATTAATTCATCCATAGATTAAAGTTTTAGTTGCATCCGCATTCTTCTTCAAATATGGATTCTTAATAGTCTGTTCTTCCAGTAAGTCTACTTTTCTACCAAATAAATTTTCTAAAGCATATTTGAAATCAAAAAAATTATCAAAGTAATCGCCTACTTCTGTCTTATTAAAATCGACAACTAAATCAACATCGCTGTTCTCACTAAAACGATTAGTAAGAACAGAACCAGAGACAAACAGTTTATGTACCTTATGTTTTTTGCATAGGTCAATAATCTTCTGGATATTATTTTCAATCAACTTCATAGGTGTATCTCCTTTCAACGCAAAGATAATTAATGCTTAAAAAGTAACTTGTGCAACTTTTGAATGCTCACTCTACAACAAACTTTCTGCTCTTTAAGAGCTAAATACATAATTGAAGTGCATTGATTGCAATTATTTTTTCTTTTTTCACCATTTATAATTCTTCAATTTCTTTTTGGGTTAATCCAGACGCTCCAATTATCAGTTCCATTGAAGGCCCCCGATGATTTAAGATAACGAGCGACTTCCATAGCCTTTTTTTTCTCACCTTCTTCTCTTCCTTCTTCTCTCTTCTTCTCTTCCTTTCTCCAAGCCCTTTTCCATACCTTTCTCCAATCCTTTCTTTTCCGCCGTAGATATAACACTATACCAGTCACGGAAATTTTTCAGACTGTCCCAATACTCACTCAATTCAGTCTTGGTAAACTTAGCTATCTCGGCAGTTTCAAAGAGACGATCAAAAACTCTGTTCTGTAATGCTTTGGGACGCTCAAGCAGAGAGGTAAGGTTACGCAGAACAAAAAGCCACTTGTCAAACATACTCTCCAACTCATCCTCAGTCTTATTGAATTTAGGCATCTCAAGATAAACAAAGGTAAGTTTATCATAGAATACCTTGTGCGTATAAAGGTCTACAAGTTTCACCTCATGATGGAAATACTCCTTATCCGAATTGTCAAAAGAGAAATTCAGAATACCCACTACATAAACAGCCTTCAACTCATAATCCCATTCTCCACGTTTGGCCTGTTCACGAATAGGAAAAGTAGAATAAAAGACGCTACGGTCTTTGAAGAACTGCTGCTCGCCACGCTGCATCTCTACCAGGAACTTCTCTCCCTTCTCATTCTCACAATATACATCAAATACGGCCCGACGGTCATATTCCTGTGTTCCAAGATGCTTTGCATTAAGGTAAGTTACATCCTTGATTACTTCCTCCTTAAATAAGAGTGCATTTAAAAAGCTAATTAACAGCTCCTTATTCATAGCTGTTCCAAAAAGCAGTTTAAATCCAAAATCGGTATATGGATTTACGTATTTATCCTGAATTCCTTCTGTTCCCATATCTTTTCTATTCTTATAATTTCAAAATCAAATCGCGGAAATGCCCTATTGTATATCCAACAACATGAGAGAGCGTTAAAAATGTCTCAATAAACCTTCCCAACACTTATGTACAAAAATACTAATAATCA